CAAGAACAATCATCACTACATTTTTGAATGAATGATGCTTGCAATAAAACATCTTTTACCGTATCTCCAGCAATTGAATGAAGACCATCAACTGAATAATTATTATTTAATAAAACCTCGTAACCTTTATCGTTAACTTTATCAAGCATAAAAGCATAAACTTCTTTGTTGCTTTGTATTAACTTTTGAATTACTTTGCTCATATTTACCTCTACTGTGTCTATTAATTAATCGCATAACTTGCTGCGATGTGTGTATAATATCAACAACAGATAGCCATGTCAAGTATTATTTATACATTTATTGAAAATAATTATGAAAATATCAGAACACCAAGAACAAGTCATGCTGATCACATGGTTTAGAATGCAATACAAGCAATACAAGTATCACCTTTGGGCGATCCCTAACGGTGGATCACGGCACATAGTCACGGCAGTCAATTTAAAGGCAGAGGGAGTACTTGCCGGAGTCAGCGACCTATTCTTAATGATTCCTAAAGGTGAGTATCACGGAATGTTTATTGAGATGAAGGCAAAGTCTGGCAAAGTGTCAGATAGCCAGAAAGAGTTTATGGCAGCAGCTAGTTCAATGAACTACTTAGCTGTTGTCTGCTTTGGTTTTGATGAAGCTAAAGAAGCTATCACAAAATACTTGCAAGAAGGTAAAAGTTAGTTTAAAGTAACGCTATCACTTGACGGTGAACATCGGATAAACCTTAGTCAACACTCTGCTGGTATCCGCCAGTCCGTCAACATCCCTAAAAAAGATGAGAGTGTTGTCTAAGGTTTTTTTTTGGAGAAAACAAATGAAATGGTTTAAACATGATTCAGATTCAAGTAATGATGCAAAGCTAAAAAAACTACGTTTAAAGTATGGCGCACAAGGTTATGGCATATATTGGTATTGTTTAGAGCTGATTGCTAGGAATGTTGAAAAGCATAACTTAACCTTTGAGCTAGAACATGATGCAGAATTAATTGCTGATGACTTTAAATTAAGTAGCGATTTAGTGCAGCATATTATGACTTACATGGTGGAATTAGGTCTGTTTGAAGAAAGCAATGGAATGATTACTTGCTTAAAAATGGCAAGTAGAACAGATGAATACACACAGAAGTTACTACAAAGCATTAAGAAGTATCCCGATAATATCACGACACTATCGGCACAAAGTCTGACAAAGTCCGTTCTAATAGAAGAGAATAGAACAGAAGAGATTATATTAGATAAGAAAGAAAAGACTATAAAGACAGAAGTGCTTGAGGATTACTTTGATGACTTTTGGTATAAATACCCAAAGAAAGTTGGAATTCAAGCTGCACGTAAGGCATGGAAAAAAGCAAACCCAGACATTATTAAAGTTATTGACGCTATCAACTGGCAACGAGAAACTAAGCAATGGCAAGCAGAGGATGGTAAATATATTCCTAATCCTGCTACTTACTTAAACCAAGGTCGCTGGATGGATGAAGCACCAGAACAAGTTGCACCATTCTAGGAGTTATCATGATTGAAACTGACAAAAAAGCATTTAAAGATATGGTTAATGCCGTGTTTACTATTTACGGTAAGCCTTTACCTGAGAAAGAGATGCTGCGGATCTGGTGGCATAAGCTAGAACGATTTGACTTTAATGTAGTTGGTCGTGCATTTGATAAATGGACTGATACACCAAACAAGCTACCTCAACCAGCAGATATAGTGCAAATATGTAAGCCAAGAGAAGCCGAGTACCATGCATTACCATCACCAGCTAGTTATGCTGAGAATAAAGAGAACGTAGATAAGCTGAATAAGTTTATTGCAGAAAAGCTAAAGCCTAAGACTGATTACCATGCTTGGGCTAAACGAATCTTACGCAATCCTAAGAACTTTCCGGAAACTTCTGTAGAGGCAGCACATAAATTGCTAGGAGAAAATTATGCGGTGGGTTGAACAAGACAAGTATCACATTAGCTCTGGCTCATGGACTATAGCCAAATACTACTCAGCTACAGGAGTAAAGTACGGTCTTAGTCAGCGCAATAAAAACTTAGGTTATTACGATACGTTAGAAGAAGCCAAAAGAAACGCTAAAGATTAGTTGCATATTTTATACAACGTGATATATAATAATTCTATCAACGACAGAAAGGGTTATTAATGACGCACACAGAGTTAAAAGCACTACGCACTAAAACAGGTTTATCACAAAAAGAGTTTGGCATGAAATTGTTTAAGACTAGGGATAGCATTGCCAAGTACGAGTCCGGCAAGTTTACGATTCCTGCTTACATTGACGTTTTATTGAAGGCTACGTTTAATGACTAAAAAGTTTTTTGAACGTGGTAAGCAAATAGCTAAATGGGCAGACAATAATATGGCTAAAGATAATGGCTACTGGTGCGTAATATGCCAACGCTTTATTGAGGCAAATAAGGATGGATTGATTGTGCATGATGACATTACACATCCAAATAATATGACATTTGATGATGAGGAAAGACCACAATGACTAAAGACGAAGCATTAAAGATGGCAGTTGAGCAATTATGGTCATGTTCAATGTTAATGAATTTAGACCACAGCGATTATTTATATGAAGATGTAATAAAAGCACATGATGCGTGTAAAGAAGCATTAGAACAACCATCATGGCAAGGATTATCTAACGATATGGTTCGGGCTATAGGTGAAAAATGCGAAGAAAAAAATAGAGGGATACTTAATTGGATTGATTTTTATAATGGCATTGAAAATATGCTAAAGGATAAAAATTCTTGACTGAAGTTTCATGTAACGAATGGATTAAGCGCATGAAGGCTGCTGGGTTCACAGGTAAGTTTAGGGCAACAGATGGTGTAAGAGTATTTACTGGTGAAATAAAGCAAGAAAAAATAGAAACGGTGAAAGTCAAGACTTCTACAGAGTCAAGACAAAAAATAAAGGATATGTTTAAAAATAATGTATAATTACTTGTCGGTTGCTGGAGAGCAGGTAAGAATCTTTTGCTTGTACCATTAGATTGCCGACACACTCACTCAATATCGTACAAGGATGCTCAAATGATTACACAAACAGAATTAAAAGAAATTTTAAATTACGACCCAGATACAGGTATTTTTACTTGGATTAATCCAGTTAAAAAAACAATGATTAATTGTGTTGCTGGCAGTTTAACTGTACAGGGATATAAAGTAATAACAATCAAAAGAAAAAATTATGCAGCACATCGCCTTGCATGGCTTTACATGAATGGAAAGTTTCCAAATAAATTTATTGACCACATTAATACAATTAAATCTGATAATAAGTTATCAAATTTAAGAGATGTATCAAGAATTGAAAATGGACAAAATCAAATAAAAGCACATAAAAATAATAAATCAGGATTATTAGGTGTTACTTGGTATGCCAATACAAGTTCATGGGTTGCTAAAATAAAAAATAATAATAAGTTAATTCATCTTGGATATTTTAAAAATCCTGAATTAGCGCATCAAGTATATTTAAAAGCAAAACGTGAAATACATTTAGGATGCACAATATGACTGAAATAAAATCATTTAACATTAGCACAAGCAATTTGCCTTACTTGTTTGAAAAGATTAAGGCATTAGATTTATCACAGGGTTATATCGCTAACGTAACGATCAAGTCACACACACGTAACTTAGATCAAAATGCTAGGCTATGGAAACTATATGGTGCGCTTGGCGAATATATTGGCGAGTCACCAGACAAAGTGCATGAACTAATGGGCTGGAAGTTTTTACGCAGCCAAAGTGTAGTAAATGGAGAAACAATTGAAGCTATAAAGAGTACAACTAAACTCTCTACGGCAGAGATGGCTGACTACCAACGGCATATAGAGCTTTGGTCTGGCAGCATAGGGTTTGTGTTTAATGAAAATATTTAACTGGTTGGCTTATTGGGAACGAACCATCCCACCACCTGTATGGGTTGAAAGACTTGATAATTTTATTGGAGAGAATCAAGACTTAGATTATTTTTCATTAATTGCTGAAGGTATAGAACGTAGTTGCCCATTAGATGCAAGTTACGCAAAATTTACTACAGAACAATTTAAGTTTGACGATGAATTTAACGAATATTATGGCGAGTAAAAAAGATGAAAAAAAATATCTTAGTAGGGTTGCTGCTCTTGGCTGTATTATCTGTGGTGCGGAAGCGGAAATTCACCATCTCAGAACTGGTATGGGACTTGGTATGCGTAATGACTACAAGAACGCTATACCACTATGTCCACCGCATCATAGGACGGGTGGGTATAAGGTAGCATATCATGCAGGTAGATTAGCATTTGAGTCCCAATTTGGGACAGAAATAGAATTATTAGAGAAAGTGAGAAATTTATTATGATAGTTTTTCGTAAAAAAGTAGATGCATGGGTAGTAACAGCTAGGGATTCAGAATGTCAGATTATCCACATAGGTAATTACCAGACCCAAGAAGAAGCCAAGGCAGCAGAGCAAGCATATAGAGATAAAAGAATAGCAGAGGCATACGCACAACAAGAAGCAAAGCTAGACAGGTTGGCAAAAGAGATGGTTGCTAGATATAACGTCTACCTAGAGTTTTGCGTACTGCCTAAAACTTTAACAGACATGAAGCAGCAATTAGATGCTGATAAGAATACTGCGTCTAACACAATTAAGAGCTTAATGGCTAGAGGCTTTATGAAAAGCATTGTTGTTACCGACACCGGAACACGTAAGTATTACAGCTTTGTCACTACCAAGCTAATGAGCTACGAGGATGCATTAGAGTATGTGTCACCTAAGAAATACAAAACTAAAGTTAGCGAAAATACACCAACGATAGAAGGTGCTAGGGTAATTAATTTTGATGACAGGAAATTAAGTAGCTTATATATGAATCAACGTGCAATAGACAGGGCTAACATGAAATCACCTAAGAACCACGTAAGCGGTTCAACAATGTCAGCGAGTGACTGGTAATGAGCGTACTAGACATCCAACACGGTGGCAATCACTACAAGGGCTTTGCAATACAGCCAGCAGAGTTTTGCTATTACAATAACATTCCGTACCTAGAAGCTACTGCAATCAAGTACTTTTGTCGGCATAGGAATAAGAACGGTCTGGAGGATTTAAAGAAGGCGATGCATTTTATTGAGATGCTAATAGAGTTTGAATACTCTCAAGAACCCAGCCATGAAGACATTATGAAGAATGTAACTCCATAACTGGGTATATACAATCTATATACTATTTGTTCATTACGTACATAGTTACTTCAAAGCCAAAACGCATTTCAGTAGCTGCTGGTGATGTCCACATGATTAGATTCCTTTGTTTTATGTACACGTCATTGTGTATATGTACGAATTATGCTCTTTTTTAGACACGTTACCATAGTTAAAACCATTAAAAGTGATATATTGACCAAGATTGATTAGTATGGTAAAGTCACGTAACGATTTATAGTAGTGCGAGTCCGCATTACTTTTTTATTCCAGCGACTGTACATCGCTAGAAAGTAACCATTGCCCCTCAGACGTGATAGGGTGGACTCCGAGGTAGTCTAGTTGCGAGAACCTCCTACTTTTTAAGGGAATAACTATGGCAAGAGGTTTGTTAGACACAAAAACTACTATTGGCACAGCCAAAGAGATTGCTGACAACACCAAGAATGCCATTGATAACTATTCTCTTGGAGCTATGAACCCAAGTTTGCCTAATACCGAGTACTGGGCAAAGATGGCTAAGATGTTCCGAATCACACCAGCAGAAGTAAAGCGTCAACGATGCGGTAACTGCAATTACTATAATAATACCCCCGAAATGTTTGAGGCTATGGAAGCCATCCCACTTAACAAGTACGACTTATACGATGGTCAAGCACAACGTGGCTGGTGTCACAAGCTAGACCTAATCTGCCATAACTCACGTCTATGCAGCGTATGGGAACGTAAAGATTTTGAAACTGAGGAAGACTAAAATGCGAAACATGGATAAGATTGCAGAAAAGATTGGCAAAGTAATGGGCGAGTATAAAGATAAAGACCTTCATTCTGGTAAAGGTGGCAAGGTCGTTAAGTCACGTAAACAAGCAATTGCTATCGCACTAAGCGAAGCAAATAAAATGAAGGGTAAATAATATGAGTAAAATTGCACAAGATGATAATGGTAACGTAGTAGATGCTTATACACCGTCTACATCACAAGTTTTAGCTGCTGGTAACACCACAGCACAATCAGCAGCCTTTGCTACAGGTGTAACACTAGTACGTGTTGCTGCTGTATCTGGTCATTGCTATGTAGCCTTTGGTGCTAATCCAACAGCTACAGTTTCTACTAGCGCAATGATTCCTCCAAATACTGTTTCATTCTTTAAAGTTACTTCCGGCAACAAGATGGCTTACATCAAAGATGCAGCAACTACAGCATCTACAGTCTGCGTAACTGAATTGGCATAATGGCTAAAGATCCACGACTAGAGAGAGCTGGTGTTACTGGCTTTAACAAACCAAAGGCAACTCCAGACCATCCAACCAAGTCACACGTAGTAGTAGCAAAAGATGGTGACGAGATTAAAACTATTCGCTTTGGTCAACAAGGTGTAAAGGGCAGTCCAGATAACAGCAAGCGTAACGAAGCATTTAAAGCACGTCATGCTGAAAACATTGCCAAGGGCAAACTAAGTGCTGCTTACTGGGCGAACAAGGTCAAATGGTAA